CTATTTTTTATCCAGTTTTTTTGCGGCAGACTCTAGCTGTTTGATGCTTTTTTCTGGCGCAGGTAGATTCTCTGGCATAGTCCCGCCCAGTTCCTTGATTGTTTGTCTTACTTTCCTTCCAACTTCAAAGTGAGTTTCATTGGCTTTTTGCTTCGATTTAACATTATCCCTGCGGAGTTTCTCTTCAGCCTGGGTTGCTCGGAATAGGTTGGCTGCTAATTCAGTTGAACCCATGTGGTCGAGTATTTTTTGGCTTTTCTTGAGTCCTTTCCGTTGATGTATGGCCTTTTGGTCTAATCCGCCGTACAGCCCTTGATACCCATGATTTTGAAATATTGCAAAATCCAGAGTGGTTTCAACACCCGCTTGCTGTGCTGCTTCGACCAATTGTTTATTGTGCTCTTTCAGTTCGTTCCTGAGAAAAAGTCGTTTTTCATCTTCGCGGAGTCGCTTGAATGTCTCATCGTCAGCTAGTTCCTGCCGCCTTGTCTGTATTGCAAAGTATGTTTGCCCTGCTGCTATGACGGGTTTACTAGGATCACCATTCTGTACAACTAGGTAGCATGCATACCGGGACAAATGAATGTCTTCCAGCTCTCGCTGAGCTCCCGATCCAAGCACAACCATTTTGGTGGTCTCAACGAAATGGTCTGAAACCTCTTGGTTACTAGCTTCACATGCTTGAGCGGCACGTGATAGAACGTTTTGAAAATTTCTCCAGTCCCGATAATCAAGCAATGGTGCTAAATCTCTTGCTGACCAATATTCCTGCCCTTCGCTGCTATATTGCCGTAAATCCTCAAATGGTTGATGGTGCTCGTTCATCGCTCACTCCATGTATTTTGCGCTGGTGGGTTTCGTTTTAGTCGCTGGATTTGTTGAATGTTTGCTTCAATATCCCACATTCTGATTATTGTATGATAAACCTATCCCACAATAGGGAACCACACCAGCCAGAGAATGACAGCGACAAAAAGAGACAATCAGCTTGTGCCGCTGCTTTGGTTGATAACTAGCGTCACTAAAAACGCATATATAAGCAAAAGTATGTTAGTTCAGTCGGTTCAGTTGGTTCAATTTGTAAAGACGATTGTTTTTATTAATTATTTTCTAAAAAACTGAACCAACGCAGGGGCGTTTTGAACCAACACGAACCCCTGATTGAACCAACATCATGATCCGCTGCTGCCGTTACCGTTTGAGTGGGTACAAAAAAACCGGCTCTGTAGCCGGTTCATATGGTGATGCGTTCTATTGAGCGCGCTTATACTGCCAAAGGAAAAGCGCCCATTCCCCAAAATCTACCCGGTTCGCATAGAATAAATAGGAGCGAAATGTCTCGTCTGAGATTGACTTGTCGCGTGTCATAGCTGCCCACATGCGCAGCCCTTTAGCCAGGTAAGCCACACAATTGTTATATACCATACCTTGCGTATTCCACGGCATATCATGGGGCTGACACTCGGTTGCCTGATAGTCTATGTGGTCTATAAAACCATTCTTACCTAAATAAAAGAAATCTCGTCCATTAACCCGTACATCATATTTGTCCTCGCGAACACCAGACGGCCATAACGGTGTTACCTTGACAGGGACTCGATCCAATCGGCATGTGACATTCTCCCGATTGATAATATCGAGCAACTTCTTAACGACTTGGTCACTACCGGGTGCTTGCAGGTAGCACCGCTGGCGGGGTATTGAGGCTATGCGTGCCTCTTCCTTCTCACGCCCAGCTATTTCCTCCCTCTCTGCCTGCTCCTGATCTGCCTGCATTTTTTTGTTTCTTTCTTCCATCATGGTATTCCATTTTTTATCTTGCTCAATTTTTTGATTGGAAATACCAGACGAACAGCCAGTAATAAAAAACGGCAATAATGCCGCCAGCAGTACCACGTTCCATCGCATAACGTTACCTCTCATAAACAGATACACAGGGATGATATCGGCATTCATGGCTGAGTCTGTACTGTTGTTTGTGTCCGTTGCTGGTGGCATCATCCCACCAGCAGCCATCTTCCGGCATGTAACGCTCATAGCGTTAACATATACCAAAGAGGTTAATCCAGATCGGGGAGTAGTTTTTCTAATGCGGCTTGTGCCTTTGCGTAATCCTCCGGAGTGTAATTCACCTGGTTGATCGGACCACCATCTTTACCAGTGATCTCTTGGGTAATGCGTTCCCCGTATTTCTTCGGAGCCATACGCGATAACACCCATTTTCTGGCGTCTATTTTTAGCCTAGCTTTTGCCACTTCGGACGCATCGGCTTTAACCCCATCAGCGATATCCATTATTTCATCAAAAATCACATCAGCGCGAACATCGGTTGCTTTCGCGTACTGGTCGCGAAATCCTTCGTTTTCAGCCAGCCAGCGAAATACCGTCGCCTTATTTGGCATACCGGGACGGCGACATACATCACGCAGGCTTTCACCTTCCGCCAGCAATGTACAGATGTCGTCCGCAACCTCTTGCATGTAGTCAGAATGGCGTCCAGCGCCATTTTTCTTAGCGGGTTGGTTGTTGTTTTTCATTTGCGGACAATTTGAATCGATTTGATTTTCAATTGGCAAAATTGTTTTTTTTGGTTTGGTACGCGGGTTCGCGATAACTGTGTTTGGTGTATTCCGCGAACGGATAATTGCCGGTTTTCCCCATCCCTGTAATTTTGCCTTTTTGCGTATGGCAGCGTCACTAATGCCATGCTCACGCGCTAAAGCCCGAATTGATAACGCCCCCTCACGATATTTTCGCTCTATGGCTTCCCAGTCAGTGACATGATTATTATCCATCGTTTTCACCTTTTATCGTGGTCGCTGCGTACTACCCGGACCCGTTTCCACGCCGTCATGAACGTGATCGCTAAACTCGATATTCCCGACTGACAGGCCACCAGCGGTAACCTCTGTTCGTCCATCCAGCGTTGTTTTGCCGCTGTGCGTTATCCCTTCAGGCGAAACTGTCAACGAAACGCCGCCGCACGTCAGAGTTATGCCGCTATCGGTCAGGTGAATGCGCACAGAACCGTCACGATTTGTCATTCCTATGCCGGATGTGGGCAGGTCGGGAATAGCGGTTTTCAGCGATCGATAACCGGGGGAGAAAAACGCATCGTCAGCGGAGAATTGACGTTCGTCAGCAGGCGCAACCACGCCACCCTGATCGATCCACGCATCGATAGACTGTTTGGCAAAATGGACAAGCCCCTCGGTGCCTGCTGGCAGCTCGTGAAAGACTGCCCACTCCGCTGTACCAGAGAAGCGCACCGGCACATTGATAATAACGGGCATATTGACGTAGCGACCGCCTAGCTTGCGCTGAATACCGCACTGTACCTGTGCGCGTTGGGTCGTTGGATTGTAGGCCATGATATGGCCGGGGATCGTCGTCATCACATCCCGTATCGCGGAGGCTTTCACCGCTTCCATTGTGCGGTATAGCGGGTTTTCCTGTGAATTACTCATTGCCATGGCTGTGCCACCTTGTTGCTGCGTATATAAGCGGTAATGGTGGTTGTCCAGTCATCGCGCCAGAAATTGCCGATGTGATCGACGCTTTTCACCACCAGCCTGCTTTTGTTTCGGAATGCTTGTGAATACTCCTGCATATTGACGTGGTACATATCACTAAAGCCCAATTGTTCATGCTCGGAATACACACGGATGACATCACCGGGAGTAATGACGTGATTCAATCTGACATCGACCTCGACATAATCCATATAGATGCGCGGTATGCCTTCCATGCCATGGTTCATGTCGATCACTATCGGATTGCCGCGCTTTTCTGCGCCATTACGGATGATGGCCACGCCGTCTGTTTTCAGCCACCATTCAAAATCGTAAATACGCTTCAGGGCATTCATCGCGTCTTTGGTCATTGCCATCAGAGTTTTACCCTGAATGGCGGGGGGCAGATCGGAGAAGTCGCCGATTATGTCCACTGGCAGACCAAAGGTGGCGGCAGTCCCTCGGATAATCTCAATAGCAGGCGTGTTTTCACCCCATGTGTGTGCCACAAAGGTACTGGACATTTTCTTACCATTACAGAAGCAATACAGCGTCAGCGTAGTGGCTACGCCTTCGCGTTGCGTTGAACGGTTAAATATCTGCCCCCGGTAAATCAGCCCGCAATTACCCTGATAACCGGCTTTTATCTCTACCGTGTCGTATTTATTAAAAATATCCCGGCGCGTATCTTTTGATGTGCCATAGATCGTGATTTTTGCCTTACCGGTCATGTTGCCCGGCGTGTGGGACACACTGAAAATAACCTGCATCGGTGGGGCAAACGTGAGGGTTCCCCTGCTGCTACTGCTTGAAATGGTTATCAGGTAATCTCGACCAAACTGATAATTTACGTTATCGACCATCATCTTTTGTCAGCTCCACATATTCACGCGACTGCTCATCCATCACACGACGAACGGCGCGTTCGGTTTCTTCTACGCCCGCCACGCCACTAATGGTGATCTGGTTGGATATCGTTACCGGGCGTGATGAGCGGGAGCCGCTGCCATACTCACCGTCATCATCGTTATAGCTGCTACGTGAACGGGGATAGGATGGCGACGTGTTATAGGGTGCCATCAGTTCGTTAAACGTAGGGCTGGTGGGCATGTGACCCGTCACCTTGCCGATGTATTTCCTCGTCTCCGCTGGCATGGCGTTCATGCCGTACTCGTCCACGTTCCCCATGCCCCAGTTATACGACGCCAGCGCTTTGGGCAGATTGCCGTTGTGCCTGTCCATCAACTGGCGCATATAGCGTGCGGCCGCATCAGCGGATTTCTCCAGATTGAAAACATCAGAGCCGTACAGCCCCATGTCTTTGGCCGTGCCGGGCATAAATTGGAATGGTCCCAGTGCGCCTTTGGGGGATACCAGATTTTTGCCACCAGAGGATTCAGTCTGGTAAAGGCCATTGAGTACGCCGGGCGGTAAGCCGTATTTGCCTTCTAAGGAGGAAAACAGTGAATGTTCTCCGCTGCGTGGCATCGTTGGGCTGGTGGCGGGGCTATCGTTGGGAGAAATCCAGCGGCCATTTTCATAGTGGCCTTTGCCGTTACCGATCAGTGCCTGTCCGAAATCGCCCCAACTCTGTGCCGTGCGGATATTCTGGAAGTATTCAGACTCGCCAAAAATGCTGTTTAGCGCACCATCAATAAACGGCTCGGCCGTCACCGCCGCTGCTACGGGTAAACCCAGTTTGTGTAAGCCGGGGATACCCAGTGCCTTAGTCGTTTTTGCCGCCGCCAGCACCGCCACACCCGCCGCGATCCCCTTGATGTAGGGCAGGCTTTCACGGATAGACGAAACAATGTCGGTTTTGTTCGCCAGCAGCCATTCGTCGGTTTTCTGGATAAGTTTGGTGATTTCCGGCGTCAGCAGTGCGCCAATGGAGTTATTCAAATCCATCATGTTGGTGGCAAGGTCAGTGACCGCCGTCCGGTATTCCGTACCGATTTTTACGTCATCGTCACTGACGCCAGTACTGCGCTTATTGAACTCGGCAAAGTATCGATCAATGCCTGCACGTCCCATACGAAAGAGCTTTTCATCATCTTCATTGATGTTCATCCCTTCCCGGAAGTTTTGCAGGCCATCAAAGCCGGACGCCGCCGCCTGGTTATAGTAATCGGCCATCGTCTTGATCACTTCCACGCTGTCCTTGCCTTGCAGGTCATGAGGGTTAACGCCCGCGTTATTCATAAAGGCTTTATCGCTGAACGTGCCATAAGTGGCGGTGAGCGCCCATGAGTTGGCCTTGTCGATAAGGCTGTTGGCGCTGGTGCGTTTACCGCCTGCCTGCTCCATCGCATAACCCAGCCGCAACACATCATTACGGGCAATGTTGGCGTGCTTACTGAATGCCTCTAAATCCGTCACCATGCGGGAAAAGCCTGCCGTCATCGCATTCAGGCCAGTGATACCCCCCGCAGCAGAGAACAGCAGCAGGGCAGTATCCTTGACACCTTTCAGTGCGTCGGTGGCTTCCTTGAACGATTTTTTATCAACATCCAGCCCCAGCGATACCAGCAGCGAATCAATGGTTTCAGCCATGTGCTACCTCGATATCTTTTAGCGCTTTATCCATCAGGCTGCGTGCAATCACATGGATAGTGGGCGCAACGCCCAGCGGTGACTTGCTGCGCTCCTGTTCCTGAAGACGGCGAATTGTGCTGACCTGTTCTTTACTGAGTAATACTGGTACCACTTTCCCGCGTGCGGTCATATAACACCCCCATACATGATATTTATACAGTGGTTATTATTGCATAAATTAAAACGATATCAATTTATGTTGCAAATAATGGGATATTGAGATGTAAAAAAACCGGATTGCTCCGGTTAATCGAACACCCTCAAATTCTTGGGGAGTTGCCTTCAGGTGGTCACCCATCCAGCCCACCACCGAGCAAGTTGATGTACACCGCATCGTTATTCCCGCCATATTCTTGGTGCCGGTCGCTTTTCAGGAACCATTTCAGCACGGCGAGTGCCTCCTGCTGGTGGATCGGGCTGATAGTGGCTAGTTTGCCACTCAGCCAATCTTCCCGATCACAGACACATGGGTTGTGTTCATAGGACGTATCCCCCAGTTCTTTGCTGGCGGCGTTGCGCATGGCATAGAGCCAATTCCAGTATTCAAACTCACGTACCACATCCGAAAGCGTGTGCGGCTCTGGCAGAACGTCACAAAAGCCCCGGTGAGCGACTGAACGGGCATCAGCTACATCCACGCAACGTAGCCCTTTCAATTCTCCACTCGTTACCTCGTCCGGCGTCATACCGTAGTGCTTATCCACCAGCAAGCCGGATTGTTCAATCAGGCGCTCCGGCTCGGTTGGCTCCATCGCGGCTTCATAGCTGCCGTAATACGCCCGTACCTGGCTGGCGGTATCAATGGCTTTTCTCGCGTTCTCAATACAGCGCTGTGGATTATCCATCCCAATGGTACTGAACGCCGCAATAAACAACTCTTGCCCCTGCGACACCATCCAGTTGCGGTAGCGTTTTTCAGCCTCCTTCGGGGTAATGGTGAGTTTTTGCAGGGCGATTTCAGCCGCTGGCAGGTGGGCAGGCTCATCCAGCTTGATAACCTCCAGTACCCACAGATACGCGTCTGTCTGGCGGTGTCCGGTAATCACTCGTTGTGGGGGTAACGGCTTGACCGTCGCTAACGCAGTGCTGTAGCGCGGTTCAGGGATAGAGAACATCGCCCTATGCGCCGGATTGTCCGCAAACAGTCCGCTTCGCTGGCAGACACTGCGCACGGTCGGGTGTTTCATGCCCATATGCGTAGCTATCGTGCGGTAGCCCATCCCGCTACGTTTAAGGCGGATAATCTCCGCCTTCTGTGCCTGCGTCAGTCGCATTTTGCATCCTCTGTGCGCAGGGCGGTTTTCTGCTTGCGCTGCGCTCTGGCACGCTCCTGCTGTTCGGCGGTGACTTCCCCCAGAGGCTTGCCGTTCAGGTCGTAGCGTTGCCCACCAGCGGCCAGCGCTTTGATGTAAGCAGAACGGTGGATGTACAGCCCCAGTGAAAAACGCAGCGAACCCGCGCCGGATAATTGGCGACGTTCAATATCCTCCGCCAGCGCTTTATCGATCCCGATGGCCAGCGGGCGGGGATTTTCCAGACTGAACGCATCCGGCCAGAGTAAAACCAGCCGTTCGAGCTTTTTCCGGTTCTTGCGGTACTGCTTATTGCCTGCTTTTTCTGTCGCCTGTGTGGGTGACGCTGTGACATGTCCCGGCGTCGTTACCTTGTTCACGGTGGCATGCTTCAGATGCAATACGGTACGTGTGTTCTCTGTCATCGTGGTATTCCTCAAAATGGCGCGTCATCGCTGAAATCAGGTGCGTGGTGGCTGTCAGCCTGTGCGCTTTGTTCGTGTGCGCGGCGTAGCGCGTCAGTGGGTTGGCCTGCGGCACCTTTACGGCCTCCGGGTCGTACCGTTCGGGCGCTTACCACGCTGTCGGCAATCACCTGGTAGCCGGTCTGTGCGTTACCGTGGCCGTCTGTCCACTGGGTGATCTGCATGTTGCCCGATACGCTCATCATGTCGCCTTTCTGGTGTTTCGCCAGTGCGTCCGCCTGTTTGCCAAAGGCCGTCACCGCCAGCCAGAAAGTGACTTCGCCGTTCTCTGCCTTCTGACAGGGCAGCGGTACCGCCATGCGGGTGAAACTCATCGTGTTACCGTTGCTGGTGGTACGGCTCTGCACGTCCACCACCAGGCGACCATAAGCGGAAATCTGTGCTGTCATGGTTGTTTTCCTCCCCTCAGCCGTTTATCGCTGTTGGTTCAAAATACCCGTTTGTTGGTTCAGTGTCGGTTCAATATGGGGAATATTTTCCTTACATAACAATCATCTTTACACATTGAACCAACTGAACTAACTGAACCAACACACTTTCTACGTGTGTGAAGCAATCCTATTCTGGCTGGTCGTCTTCTGGGCGATACTGAAGGACGTAGACGTTTATCTGTCGCCCATCAATACGCGGAGACTTACGCTGATAGCCGCGCCCGCTGGTGGGCGGGGTCAACATGCCCGCACCGCGCAGGATTTCGGCAAACTGCTTGGCGTTAAATCCTTTGGCAATTTCTCCCTCAAACGCTGCGGGGAAGGTGTAGAACACCATCGGTGAATCATCGTGTTTGCCCCGTTCGCGGTATCCGGCCAAATCCCGTATAGGCAGGCTGGTACGGTCGTAAGGCAATGGTGCGAACCGGCTTAACCCACACGCATTCAGGAACGCTTCGCACTGCTCGATAATCTGCTGGTGCTCTTTGTTGCCGGTACCGAATTCACGCACCCAGGCATTAAAGCTGTGCTGTATCGCGTCCCGGCACGTTTGCTCATCCCAGCCAGTGATAACCTTGCCCAGTGATAGCGCCGCTTCCATCACCGCAAAGCGTGCGGCCACGCGGTGAACCTGTTCGCCATAATCGGCAGGAATTAACCCGCGCCAGCGCATTTCGGCGGCTCTCACGGCCTCGATAGCCTGTTGCTGGTGGTCGGCAAGGTACTTAATCCATGCCCGCCCGGCTGCGCCGTAATGTTGCTGGTAGGCATCTTTCAGCGCATCGGCGTGCTGTTTGCCGTTGCTGTGTTCATGAAAGCGCATCGCCTTGCTTAACGGGATGTTCAGCAGGCGTACCAGTTGGCCGGCTTTGGTCTTTCTGCCCACGCTGGCAATGAAGGTTTCCAAATCCATTTCGCCGGTACTGATCGCCACCGTGCGCCAGCGTTTTAAATCCCGGTTACCGCCTTCTTTGGCTCCCTGCAACTTGCCCACGCCGTTAAACAGGGCATAGGCAGCTTGCGCCACGCTCACCGGGTCAGCGCCTTGTCCTACTTCATCCAGCGGCATCAGGCCGTCATTGTGTGCGGCGGCTTCGTTCGCCAGCCCCAGCGCGGTGCCGTACCACGTCAGACGCAGTAAATCAGGATTGCCGTACAGACTGGCAGAGACATTCGCTGCCGTGGTCTTACCGGCACTGGATTGCTCATAGAAATGGATACCGAATCCATCTGAACCTGATAGCCCAATAAGTGGAGCGGCCAGCGCTGCCGCTATGCCGGTCATCATGGAATAGTTGCCGTCCACCAGCCGCGCAATACTGTTACGCCAGCTTTCGGCTGTGCCTTTGACGGTGTAGCCCGCTGCCGCAGAGCTGCGACCATTGAACAGTACCGGCCTGTCAGATTTCCCGATAACTTCACCGTCCGGCATGATGTAGGCACCGCACTGCCAGCCCGTGGCATGGGCGATATGCCAAATCTCATGCACCGCGCTGCGCTGGAGCCAGTCAGCCAGTATCGCCCTCAGGCTGTTTTTGGTGGTGACGTTCACGCCGCCGTTTTTCAGCGTGCGCCAGCCTTCACGCTCACCGATATCAGCCAGCGGGATAGCCTGCGTGGTATCCGCGTTCGCGCCGATTGCCCGCCAGCGCAGTATCAGGTACTGGTCTTTTTCATCCCGACCAATGCCTACTACGTTCAGCGCGGAGCATAGCCAGCTTTCGTTGCTGATCACCTCGCCACTGTCTTTATCTACTTTTGGGGTCAGCCAGAAAACGCCATCGCCACGGCTCTCGACACGCGGCCTTAACGGGTCGCCATGCGCGGGCTTACCGCCACCTGATACCGAATAGAGCGAATCGGCAAACGCCTGTGTAGCGGCATCCAATCCGAATTGCTGGCGGTAATCATCCCAGTCAGCCTTTTCGCTGGTGGGCGGTAGCGTTACCCAGCCGTTCACCTCATGGGCGGCTTTCTCTGCCCAGTCTTTCCCCGCGTTCGGCTTACCTGCCACGATGTCGTTATCCGCAGCAAGGATGATTTGCGCGTGGGCATACTGCGTGCGCATCGCCTTTGCCACTGGCACCATATTGCCCGCATCGATAGCCGCGATGGTCAACGCCTCAGGGCGCATCAGGTGAACGCTTAACGCCGTCGCTAGTCCTTCAGCGATAATCACCGTGTCAGGTTGTTCCAGTGCGTTAACCGCGTGATACGCCCCACGCTTAGCGGAATCGGTCACCAGTCGCTTGCTGCCATCGGGTTTTATCGTCTGCGCGGCGGTGGTGGTACCGTTCGCGTTCTGTAACGTCAGCAGCAGAGTGCCATCAGACAGCAGCGGATACGAAAAGCCGGTTAACCCCTTTCCGGCCAGATATGCAGACTCTCCCGGCTGTGCCTGCGTGGTCAGCTTCGCCAGACGCGGGGTAAAGCGTTGGGCTTTTTCGTCAACGGAAGGAGAACGCCCGTTATTTTCCGCTGGCGGTTCACTCTGGCGGGTGGGTTGTTCCCATGTCCGAGCATCGATACCTAGCACCTCCGCCACCAGTTGCGCCGCGTCCATCGCGGCACACTGGCGAACGTTCATCACCAGCGCCAGCCCGTCACCGGCTTCCGGCTCACAGTGGCGGCAATGCCATGTCCCGCGCCCTTCCAGATTATCGAACTGAAAGCGATCGGTACCGCCACAGGCCGGGCAAGGGGTTAGCGTTGTTGGATGACGGGGAACCTCGATCCCCAATTGAGAAAGCACATCAGGCCAGCGTCCACCAGCAGCGGCGGATACCTTGCGGATAAAATCGATATTACGCATTCATTCGCCCTCAGTGCGCCGTCAGTGTTGGGGGAACGCCACCCAGCTTGATGGTCTGTATGGCACCGTCATGCAACTTTGCCATCACCCCGCGTCCGATATCGGTTAGCCCGTCAGCGGCAAAGTCAATCATGGCGACATAGAACGTCAGCGCATGACGTAGCCCTTCCTCTTCGCCATAACACTCCACCAGCCCGCGCTCTACAGTGCTGGCGATAGCCGAACGCTCGGCATGAGGATAAATAGGAATATCGCCGTATTTGCCGCGATACAGTACAGCGGTCGTCTGGCGTCCCTGCTCATCGAATACGGTGATATGGCCGTTTGCCGCTTCCTGTTCAAGCACGAATTTCACCGAGACAAACCAGCGCCATAAAATCAATTGCTGCCTGTCACTGGGCTGGAAGTAACCCAGCACAACGGCGTCAGTCAGTGCGCGGATCATCTGAATGCCGGTTAATAACGTATGGTCGTAAGCATCGCTATCCAGACGAGCAACACCTTCATCAAAGGTTATCAGCAGCACCTCACCGCTTTGTGTAACGGGGTGTTGATGCGTAATACGGATTCCCTCGGGCAGCGCCTCGATGTGGTCACTGGCGGATTGCGTCGCCAGCCTGGAAAAGGGAAGTAGTCGATTCACTCTGTGCCTCCTGTCTTACTCGCACCCATCTCTTCCGCCTTTTTCAGACAGGAAATGGCTTCGATAACCTGATCCATCACGATAGCGACGCGGATAGATTCACCCTCGCGGGCTTCATCGTTTGGGATGAGGTTTAGCCACATATCAAGGATCTCTTTCGATTTTTTGACGTGGTGTAACGCCTCTTCAACCTGGCACTGGATTTCATAAACCTGTCTGCTCATGCTGCCGCTCCTGTGTCCGGTGAAATCACCTGATAGCCCGCACGGGTTGCCAGCTCCAGAAAGGTATCGAGTCCCGCCACCAGCTCATCATCGAATAGTCGGCGGTCGCTGGTGGCTCTGCCGTTCTTCACGTACACCAGCACGCGCCCAGTGAAATCAGGGGTAACTTGCAGCGTGGCGGTAATGGTTGGCGTCTGGCTAGGCATGACTACCCCCTTTAGAAACCTCACAGGCGTAATCATGGGCAATGTCGATCAACTCAATGCCCACACTACGGTGGCGTTCTGTGTTCATCAGGAACATACCCGCGTTCAACAATCCGGCAATATTGGTGATCGCATCCTCGGCATTCATCGCCATGCCTTTGAACGGGTTAGCGGCTGCGTTTTGCGCGTTATTAGTCACGGGGCACCTCCGTTTTTTCCGGGGTATTACCTTCACGGCATTGGCTTTGCTTGTGTTTCTCATCCAGCAGCCATAAAGCAGGGTTGGCCGATAGATCACGGGCAAGCCCTAACGCCGTAGCCATATCGACCTCGCTTAATTGCTCGTGAGTTTGTTCCAGTAACAGCAGCAGAACGCACAACTGATCGGCCTGATGCGCTGCCTGAGACAACGTAGCGTCACGCAACATGGGATACCTCCACTTGTGCAGGTTCTGCCTGGCTGGTGCGATACAAGTGATCGATACGCTCTTGCAGGACAAACAGCAGAATTTCACGCGCTTGAGGCTCATCGGTATTAACAGCGGCGTATGCCAGTGCGCGGCATTGGTCGATAATTTCTTCGAGCGCTAACGGGGTGTTATCAAACATGGCGCACCTCCTGAACGGGCAGGCGACCAGCGAAAACCATGACGCAACCAGACGGGGATTTTTCCCGTGCTTCGTGCTCGGTGGTGGCAACAATGCGAATAATGCGGCGAGACGACATGCCCAGCGCCAGAAAGCGCCATATAAATTTGGTGTGAGTTTGGGTAGACTGTGAATCAGCCATAGCGTTACTCCTAATAACGGTGTGGTGAGAAGCCCAGTAAGTGTTCCCGCACTGCTGGGCTTCGTTATTTGTGTAACACCTGTGGATAAGGTGTTGAACACCAGCCTATTGCAAGGTGTTGAACACGTCAAGCATTTACAATCACTTTTTTCATGCCATACTGTTGAACACCTAAAACGGAGAAACGCTGATATGGCAACGAAAGCAGTCAATGGCCGGTCGCAAACTATTGCCGCCCGTGTCCCACACGAAGTAGTTAAAGAGGTTGAGGCACTAAAGGAAGAGGGTGAAACAACTGGGCAATTCGTTGTTTCAGCTTTACAGCGTGAAGTGAAATACCGGCAACGCAAGAAATCAAAAGAATAGCCAGCCAGCGAACGCACCATTGCGTTGACTAATCGGTGCGGGCGCATTTCGCATTCAGTGTGTGTAGTACCGGTGGGATATTGGCAATTAATCATGATCGCTACCTCCCGCCAGTGGTAAGGCTGGTTGATACTCACGCCATAATTGTGCTTCTTCCGTGCTTAAGTGCCGTTTCTGCTGTTTGCAGGCTTGCAGATCACGGCCTTTCTTACTGGCTTGTTTCAGATAGGATTGCTTGCGTCGCGTGAAGTCATGCAGGAACGCCCACGGCACACCGTAAGAGCCTGTTTTACGAATTGATGGGATAACCTCACGGAATACCCAGTTACTGAACCGATGAGCAAATGTGCCGGGCGTGGTGACTTTTCGGCTACGGGCAATTAGTTTGTAGAAGCCGGACTCGGAAACAGCACCGTGGTTAGGGTTGCCTCGAATACCGTAGGTTAAAGCTACAGTATTCTTTTCATCAGGATCTAATGCTGTCAAAGCGTCCCGTGAGTTGACCACTTCGAGCGCGTCGCAAACGTCTTTTGCAATAAACCACGGCTCACCGTGAATATTCACGATCCGTACCTTCATTCCCTCAAAATTGATAACCGAAATATCCTGCTCACTCGCTCTATAAATATCGCTCTGGCAGTTTTCAGGATGAGCGAATCCCTGACCGTTAAGGTCATTATTTTTTGATGTCATAAAATCAGGCTCCGTTAGCTGGCGGCGTAATCCGGGTACAGACTCAGGATATGGTTAATTTCCTGCGTGGTAAGTGGCTGGTGGCCGTTAATGTCGGCATTGGTATTTACCAGTCGAATGACGCGGGAAATATCATCACGCTTTGCAAACCGATAACGATAGTGACTGCCGATCCCGTCTGTGTTCGGTTCGTCAATACGCTCTAACTGAATATCAAGCAGGCGTTCTAATTCAGATGCGTAGTTCCTTCCAGAGGAAAGGCGGCAATGCCGGAGAATATCATTCTCAGTAAAGCCGCCAGCACCGGAACGCAACATGAAAACCCGTGCGCGATGCTTCTTAGGGACTAGCCTTACCCGCTCTGGCTGGTTATTATGTCCACCAGCAATATTAGGTTGCGCAGCAGGTCTATTTTGTTCAAGTTGACGCTCGGTAGCACGGGCGTTTTTTATTTCGGTCATTTTCTGCCATCCTCCCGACGCTCTGCCAGCCAGCGATTGATCTCTACCGCATCAAATGCGGTCACGTTATCGGTGAGTTTCACTGGGCGCGGCAATGTGCCGTTTTTCACCCAGCGATCAATGGTCGGCATGGATACACCCAACAATTCCGGCATGCGGAAACGTCGAATGTATCCAGTGGTTGGGATAGCGGATAGTGCTGCTTGTTGGGCTGTCATATGTCACGTAACTCCTGTGATAGCTGGTGAAGTTACGGGAATCATGTTCTTTTGCGATGTAGGTGTCATCGCAACGAAAAATGAATTTTCGCTGCGAATTTAATTCTTTGTTTTAAAACGCTTATTTGCATTTGAAAAATAATCATCCAATAACCTGTCCACGATGGCATTGCCTCTTCCGGTGATTTCATTTTTAAGGCTACCTTGAGTCCATCTTTTAGATTTTGTGTCAGAATTTTTTAGCGCATCAAGTATTGCCCCAATTACAAAAAGACTTTCATCTAAGCTTAGGTTGAGGTTTTCCTCTAATTGAGATGATTCAAATTTCTCTATATTTTCACGGCGAAAAACGAGTTCGAAATCAGAAAAAATCTTAGCTGGAATAAAACTATCCATATAATTATCTTCATCAATAAATCTTCCAAAACCCCTGTCATATAGTTTTAGACCATCATCTAAAAATAACTTTAAGGAAATTTGTCCATCGGGGCAGCGTAAGCTTGGTCTAGGAATTAAAACATTTGCATATTTATCATTGGTGATTATAAATATACCACCTAAATGATTTTCTTCTGGGCGACAAACTACATCATGGTTTGAACGTAAATTCATAACCATTAATCGCTCATTACCAATCATTGGTAAATCATATAAACCTGGCTTAATTATATCCACCTCCCCAATTCTTTTCATTTTTGATTGGGTTTCTGGATGCTCTGAAAATACAAAATAATGTGAATCATTTAATAACACGGATATGGTGATTTTTTTATCAAGAGCAAGCTGTAAGCAGTCCGCTATTGATATTTCCTCTTGAAATGAGGTTGTTAATCTACGGGCGGTTTCTTCTGGGGTGAGCCATTCTTTTAATCTAAATAACTTTTTCACTACGCTACCTTTTACGCTATGCCTTGTTGTTGATTGAGCCAGGCGGTAAGGCTTCCCGCTTTTCACTCCGTCGAGTTAGGCTCAATCTGTTCGGTTAATTTGCTTTTCTGATCGGCGTCACGTTGTAATCTTCGCCATGTTCCAGAGCCACCAGCAGGTTAGCCCACAGAGTTAATGCCGCTTTGCGTTCGTCGAAATACTGGTAACGGTTATAAATCCCCTCAACGCCTTTTATCCGGTGATTCAGGCAACGTTCAGCCACCACAGGATCAACACCTAACGCAGCCAGATGAGTGCGTGCTGTACGCCGGAAATCGTGAATAGTGAAATTAGGCACGTCAGGCATTACCGCCCGTACTTTCACCAGTGCGACGGGTAGAGTGCTTTCCTGAATGTGCGGGATCATGCGATTTTGCATCTTTCTGGCCGGAAGAACCCATGCGCTGTTGCATGAAAACGAATGAAGCTCTCTCAACCATTCCAGCGCTGGTGGAGGAAGCGGAATATCTATCGGATCGCCATTTTTGCTGCGTTCTTCTGGTAAATGCCAGATGGCGGCATCTAAATCGAATTCTTCCCAACGTGCTGCGCACAGCTCCATTTTGCGCACGCACAGTGTTAGCAATAATTTAAAGGTAAGCTCATTCTGGCGGCTGAATCCCTTTGCTTTCCGCATAGCCTGAAACAGTTGGATAAGCTCATCGCGGGTGAGCCATCGCTCACGAGCTACTTCTTTGCCGCCTGCGTCTGATACTTCAAAGGCTGAACACGGGTTTATTTCTAAAGCGTGCCGTTTAATCCCATAGTCGAATATGCGACGTGTCCAGCGCAGAACGTCCGTTGCTATGGTTGGCGCTCCGCGATCGACAATGCCCTTTAGCATGTCATCAATATGGCGTGGTTTAACGTCCTCGACCTTCAAGTGACCAATACAAGGGTTTATGTCCTTGTCGATACGGCGGCGTAATATGTCGGGATGCTTCCATCTGGGCAGAATCTGACGCTCAAAGTATTCAGCGGCCAGCGCTGACACTTTCATCGCGTGTTTCTCCTGTTCCATCTTCTCCAGCGCTTCGGATTTGCGTTCTTGCTTCTCTCCGGCCACGTCATAACCCAGAGCAACACGGGCAGAAAGTTCTTTGGTTGTCTCCCGCGCTTTTGATAGCGATAGCTCAGCATAGGAGCCGATCATCATTACTCGTGACTTGCCAGCAAATTTGTACCGGAAACGCCAAACAGGTGTCTGATAGTTTTCTCGATAGGAAAGATAAAGCCCGTTACCGTCTGAGCGCCCTTCAAACCGTTCTCCAGCTTTTATCCATGCCCGTATCTGCATATCTGTGAGCTTTGCCAT